TTTCATGATTTCTTTTGAATCAAATCCGGCTGATGCTAAATTTTCCATGCCTGCCGCTGACTCTTTCGCACTAAATGCAGTTTTTGCTCCTAAGTCAATCGCTTGTTGTCTAAGTTCTTCGAAACTTGAACCTGTCGCACCAGAAATAGCTTTAACACGGCTCATTTGAGATTCAAAATCACCACCTATTTTTGCGGCTGCAACCCCAATTCCTATAATTGGAACTGTAACTGCTTTAGTCAACGTTTTACCTGTTGATGTAGCAACTTTCCCTACTGTAGACATCGTACTATTAGTGTTATTTTGGAAGTTTTGAACTTGTTTAGCAGCGTCTTTAAATGTACTAACAAAATTATTATCGGTAGCCTTCAAATAGGCTTGTACACTAAAAGATTCCATATTTTCCTCCTTTCCTAGTTATTTGCTTTTTTCATGAGGTCAATTAATTTGTTATCCTTTTTAAACTTATTCTCTGGGCTTTCGATTCCTAAAATTTCATTTTCTAGTTTTCTCTTGTCAAAGAATTTTTTAAATGTTGGATAAACTGGCTTTTTACCTTGTTGTTTAGTTGCTTGAACTTGCCAATTGGCCCATGCTTGTTCATAAATGAATTCTTCTTCGTCCAAAGTTCTCAACTGAAAGGCGATTGAACGGATTGAATATTCTCGAATTGTCATGCGTTCAAATACAGATAAGTCTTGGATGCCGAAACACCGTAAGAATCTAATCATCATTGACTCATAAGTGTCCTCCGAACTTTCAAACTTTTCGGCTATTTGGTCATTTTTGCTTTGATTAACTTTCCCGTATTGCTTTCAGTAATTTCTTTCAAAACATCATCAAATAATTTTTCAATATCTTCGCATTCATCAATAAAATCATCAATATCCCCTTGAGAAAGTTTAGGCGTTTCTGTTCGATTTCCTAAAAATAAAACATTCGACAAAGTTGCAATGTTAGCCATTTCTAGTTCAGGGATGATTTTAACAGCAAGTGCCAGACCAAAAGATACGCCATTCTGTTCAATTACTAAATTTTTATCTAGTTCACGTACAAACTTTACTCCGAATTTAAAATGAACTTGTTTACCATTAATTGTTAATTCCATTTTGATTTCTCCTTAAAAAATAAAGACTAGAGCGAATCTCTAGCCTTTTGTTTATAGTATTTAAATTGTCACTTCTACAACTGTACTCCAGGCAGAGCCAGTAATATTTTCAGCTTTATCCCGCAACAGTATCTTTGAATACATACTGAACAACATTAGCTTGTTCTTCAGTTAGTGTGGCTTGGCCCTTTTGAGGTTTGCCAAACACTCCAAATTCTAAACTCAATTCAAGCGCATCTTCTGAGTTAGGTTCATAAGAGAAACTTGTAAGATAAGCACGAAGATATTTAGCTTTGTACTTTCCGTCAGATCCTTTTTCAGCTTTATCAATTTCCCACACTTCAATAATTTCTCCATCATCAAACGCTTTGTCCATTTCGTCAAGATGTGGGTCACCATTTGCTGCAATAGATGTGGCAGATAAACTGTATTCAATTGCTGCAAGAGAACCTATTATCCCATCTTTGGTAGCTGTAGTGTTGTAATATCGAGTTTTTTCATTCGAGTGTTCTGTTTGGAATGCAAGTTTCCAAGCGGCTTCTTTTGATGCTTTACTAAGCACACGATAGAGCAAGATAATATCTTTCCCTTGTTTAGCTGTTAATTCTGCCATATTAAATCTCCTATCTTAGTCTAAATTCTAAGTTAATCAACGCTCTTTTAAGCGGTGTACCTGTTGTTGTATCGTCTATCATTTGAATGGTACTTGCCTGTGAATTCAAAGCCCAATAATAGCCCTCTGTGGCACTTATATTCAATGCTTGATTAAATATATTACTTGCCATTTTTGAAGCTAGTACACGGCCTGCTTTTTCGGCTTTATTCCAAACAGACAATGAAAGACTTACTGTGCCTTTGATATCTGTTTTATTTGGTTCATGAATTATCTGAATACTTTCCATTTCAACAAATGGATAGCCCACTTCATTCATTTGCTTATAATCATAAACGGTATACCCCAAAGCTTGTATTCGTTTGAACAATTCGTCAAAAATAGATTGGTCTCGAGTTTTAATCATTTGAGTAACCTTTCTAAATCTTTAATGAATACGCCTTTTTGCACATTATAAGCTGGTTTTACAAAAGGTTGAGCAGATTGAAAACGAGTTCCATATTCAACGTATGCGGAATAATCTGTGTGTGGTCCAGCTTGTCCGCTGAATCCACCTTCTGTCAACTCCATTTTTATGGATCGCTTCATATATCCGGTGTCAACTGGAACAAGTTTCTGCATATTCGCTGTCATATTTGACGTGTTAGACTTTACAACTTGTTGAACATCCTTTAAAGAAGCTGCTTTATCCAAATGCTTTACAAGCTGGTCAATCCCTTTTATGGATAAGCTAGATTTCATTGACTTACCTCCTGCAAAATAAAAGTGTTTCGCTCACTTGGATTGCGGTAAGTCATTAAAGCCCACTTTTTATTATCAAACTCAATGTAATCATATTCTGGCATAGTAAAAAGGGGCATCATTCGCATGACTTTTGCCCCTTGTTTAATATCCCCGAAAACTTTTATACTTCTGTCAGTTCCAATATCAGTGATGTTTGCACTAAATACTGCTCGAGTTGGTTCTTTTTCAACCCATTCGCCCAAATCGGGGTCATAATGTGAGTCGGGCGATTCTTTGATAAAAGTAACTTCATCTAAATATCTCAATACAATCTGAACCTCCCAATCTTCTTATCGCCCTCAGTTTCTTTTGATTTTCGCCATGATTCAATTTCATCGGCATACTCATCAAAATCAGATTCTGAAAAAGTCATGCTTAATCCTTCTTGTGAGTAGGACTGCATGCCTTCTTGACCGATACGATTAAAACGCTTCAAGGAAACGTCCAAAACAACATATTCTAGTTCTGGCGGTACTTCTTCAATGTCAGAACCAAGAATAAGCAATAGACGTTCACGAGTGCGTTTTTCGATTACTTCCAAGCGCTCATCCGATGAACCGCCTAAAAGCTTTTTTAAATCATCAGTGATAGCCATAAGCAACTCCTAATTTTGAAATCAAATCTTCTTTCTTATCGTTTTTTGTATATTCTATCCCTTTAGTTTCAAGAAGCTCTTTTAGCTGATTAACGGTAAGCGTCGTTAGTTCATCATTTTTCACTTGCTTGGTCGCATTTATGTTTTCATATTTATGCAAGTGGCGACTTAGTAGCCGTCCCATTATACACCAGACGTAAATGTGATATTAACAACTTTTGTTAAATCATAGAGATATGCTGCGTAATGTTCATCTGCAGTAATTACAGTTGTTTTAGTAACAATATCACGGTCAGTTTCTACCTGAACTCCACGTTTTAAAACTAATTTCAAAGCTGGGCTATTTGAAACAATCTTGAACATTAGAGCTGAACCCTCAGCTAGTTTTTTAGATCGTACAATTTGAGCGCCTAAAACATCAGCGTAAGTTCCGTTGATAATAGTATTTGCTCCTACTTCTGAACCAATTTTTTGTGCGTTTGCATCTTTACGAATTTTTGCCGCATCTTTAGGATTGACGATAAGAACATAGGCTTGTGCATCCTCATCATTAAAGATATCCAATGCAGCTTGAACCCCGTCAACGTTTGCTTTAGTAGAAACAGTTTGAGAGGTAGTCTTAGCTGCGCTCAATAAGTCGTCATCGACTTTATTTGCAAGAGATAGCCCAAGTTGTTTATTAGATTCTCCAATTGGATCACCATAACCAGATAATGCGGCTTCATCCGTGATTTCTGTACCTTTTGCAGCTTTTTTAATTGTTACTGACTTAGTAGTAGTTCCGATTTTATCTAACGAAATTTCTCCGCCTTCTGCAACATCAGCAGCATCGCCAATATAAGTAAAAGCTGGGAATTTCAAAGTATTACCTGGTTGTCCTTGAAGTGTTGTGTCAACTTGTGCAAGAGGTGCAAACCGAAGTGCTTTATTCAATTCGTATGAAACAATTGGTGCAAGCACCTCTGGATTTACTAAGTCTGCAAGTGTTGTTTTTTGTTTTGACATTTTAATAGCCTCCTGTTAATTTTTTAAATTCATCTGGATTTGATTTTGCTAATTCAGCTTTTTCAGCATAAGTCATCGAATCAAATTTATCTTTATCGACTGATATTACATTACCCGGAACACGTTTAGGCGTTGTTCCTGTGTTTCGTGCTTTTTCCCACTGTGAGCGTTGATTATCAAGCAAATTGAGGAAAGTTTTTACATTGCTGTAAGTTTTTTCTTCATCAACATCAACTAACAATCCTAACTCCGCAGCACTTAAAGCAATTCCACTTTCTTTCAATACTTCGTCAGCTTGACTGGTAATGTTTGAAATTTTGATTTGTGCTTTAAGGCTTGCGATTTCATCGTCTTTAGCTTTTTGAAGTTCGGCAGCTTTTTCTTCGTCAGATTTTTCTTTAACTGACTTTTTGCCACCTTTTTCAAGTTCTTCAATACGAGCCAGTGCTTGGTCAAGCTGTGTTTTTGTTTCATTTTTTTCAGCCTGCTCTTTACCAATTCGTTTTTGAAGCTTTTCGACAATTTTGTCGCTGTCAGTTAGCTCATCTTTATCGTCACTTCCTGGCTCTCCGTTACCTGGAGGATTTTCTCCTGGATTAGGTTCTCCTTGTGGATTTGGATCAGGCGTCCC